AGTATGCACTTTGCCCATTTTCGAAAAGTAGTTGTGGGCGTTTTCTGGCGGTTGTATGCAGCTTTCGGCCACTACGTGGGTTTTTGGCCAAAAAAGTATGCAGCTTCTGGGCAGAGATTTGCATACTCCTGGTCACGTACTTCCGCGTATTTCCGGGCCTCTTTTGCTCTCGCCCGCGAAAGTGAGGGCAATTGGAGGCGTTTCTGCCCAGAAATTTGTATACTTGCATAAAACTACTGATCTGCTTAAAAAGTAGTATATTCAGAGAGTTTTGCTTTTCACAAATTTTCTGGGCAAGGTGCATACTCTGGTCACAAGTAGCTCACCGTACGAGGCTTGTCTTTTTTGTGTGTCAAGTCAGTATACTCCCAGGCAATGCTCAGCCTCCAATTGCCCACGCATTTTCTACACGGACTGAAATGAGAGGTGCAGAATACGTCTGCTTTTTTTGTGCCTGAAGGGAGGCACTCTGATGAAGGAAGCCACATACAGTCTCGCTCTTGTTCGCAAGATCAAGGACTTATTTCCTGGCTGCATTGTGTTGAAGAATGATCCGGAGCTCCTTCAGGGATTTCCTGATCTCACGATTTTGTATGGCAAGCGCTGGGCAGTCCTGGAGGTCAAGGGCGACCGTTTCGCGGTGCATCAGCCGAACCAGGATTATTACGTCGAGTTGTGTGAAGGTATGTCGAAGGGCGCTTTCATATTTCCCGAGAACGAAGCCGCCATCTTGGACGAGCTGACTCGTCATTTCCGTCCGAGGACGCGTCGAGCGGTTAATGCTTGACGTCTAACATATTACAGGAAGAAGTTATCATGGCTACTGAGACGCTTATTCCCGACATCAATGCTCTGTCCGAGGACGAGCTTGCGCACTTCGGTGTGAAGGGAATGCATTGGGGTCACCGCAAGGCGGAGGACTCTGGAAGTTCGGGTGCTACCCGTACCGGTTCGTCCGGTGGCGGTGGTTCGGCTGCGGCCAAGCCCGGGCTCTCTCGTAACAAGAAGATCGCGATCGGTGTTGGTGCCGGTGTTGCTGCTGTTGGTGCTGGCGTGGGCATTGCCCTGCTCGCTCGTAACGGCAAGCTTCCGATCGGTCAGCTCGCTGGTGCTGGTAAGGCTGCCATTTCTCGTGGTAAGTCGCTTGCCGGTGGCGTGGCCAAGAAGGTCCCTGTCAAGCAGATGAAGCAGAGCGCTTCCTTCGCTGCTGGTAAGGCTGCCGCCGCTGGTCGTTCGGTTCGTGGTGCTGGTAGCGCTGCTGTTGGTACCGCTCGTAACGTTGGTGGGAACGCTGCCGCTGCTGCTCGTGGTGCTGCTGGTCGCGCTGGCAACCAGGCCTTCTACCGTTCGCAGGATATTGCTGGTCGCGCTCGTGGTGCTGCTGGTGCCGTTTCTGGTGCCGCTCGTGGTGCTGGTCGCGTCGCTTCCGGTACTGCTCGCAACGTCGGTGGCAACCTGGGTAGCTCCGCTCGTAGCGCTGCTTCGCGTGCTGGTACGCAGGCCTTCTACCGTTCGCAGGATATTGCTGGTCGCGCTGTGCGCGTTGGCGACAAGGCTATGGGTGGCGTTGACCGCGCTCAGGGGGCTGTCACCAAGAGCGCTGCTGCGGCTGCTCGACTTGCTGGTGCCGCGGCCCGACGGGTCAAGCACACCGACGAGAACGGTGAGACCTTCTACACGCTCGAGTACGACGAGCTTGAGGCCTGACCCCTTCACCGTCTAATATATTTGCAAGACTCCCTTGCGTGATGCGGGGTAGCGGGCGTGATGCCTGAGAGTGAAAGGAGGCTATATTGCCTCACGAACGGATTCAACACGGCAAGATATTTGTCGTAAGTCCTCGCCCTGAAGATTCTCCGAACCCGCCGTCCATTGATGACACCGAGGCTCGAGAGTGGACTCCTGGTGAGGTTATTTCAGAAAACCAGGTTCTTCGTGAAGAGCCAAGTTTAGATGTTTTCTGGAATCGGGATGGTGAGTATGTGCAGGTTGCTATTGAAGCGCCTTCATATTGGTGGAAGAAGTTTATGGAAGGACGAGTGGATGATCCACAGATTCTTTCATTTTCTGCGTTCACCAACGTGCTAACGCGCAAAGAGATCAACCACATGATTCGAATCCTGCGAAGGGCAAGAGACGCCGCCTACGGGTCGGACGAGTAACTCCATATCTGTGAGGCTAAGCATCAGATAGCTTAGCCTCACAGAGCCCTCTCCGCTTCATATTCTCTATGCCGAGGCTACAGTCCTAGGAGAGCTGTAGACTCAAGAAAGGCACACTGATGAAGTTCAACGACCACAAAGAACTAGGCGGAAAGCATGCATTTCTTAGTGCAAGCAAGTACGCCTGGATCCGATATACTGATGACAAGCTCATCGACGTATATCGTAACCACCAGGCAGCACAACTCGGTACAGCATTGCACGAATTTGCCTCCATGGCAATTCGGCTTGGGCAAAAGCTGCCGAGAACCACGAAGACACTGAATCAGTTTGTGAACGATGTGCTCGGATTCCACATGGCTTCTGAGCAGGTCCTCTTTTATTCTGACAACGTCTTCGGTACAGCTGATGCCATTTCCTTCCGCAAGAACCTGCTTCGAATCTTCGACCTGAAAACTGGCACCAACAAGGCGTCCATGGATCAGTTGCTTATTTATGCATCGATCTTCTGCCTTGAGTATGGGTACAAGCCAGCCGACATCGATATTGAGCTGAGGATCTACCAGAATGACGAAGTCATTACTCTGATCCCTGATCTGGAGGATATTGTGCCTATCATGGACAAGATCAAGGCCTTCGATCAGCTTATCGATGAGTTGAAGCTTGAGGCCACGGTGTGAACGCGAATCTTATTTGGTCGATCGGCCTCTCGGTAATCGGCGTCTACGGCATATATTTGGCTGGACGTAAGAACCAGCTAGGTTGGCTCGTAGGCTTCAGCGCTCAGGCGCTGTGGTTCATATTCGCAATCGTCACCAAGCAGTACGGATTCATATTGTCAGCTCTCGCCTATGGCACCGTCTATGGCCGCAACTATATTCGTTGGCGTAACGAACAGAAGAAGGAGGCGTCCAAGTGACTGACGAGCTTATTTCTGTTGATCTCAGTGAGAGCGAAGAGACGGCTCTTCTTCACGTGGGCGTGCTCCACAAGTCTGGACGATATCCTTGGGGTTCTGGCGAGAACCCTGCACAGCGCGGCAAGATGTTTTTGGACTACGTCCAGGATCTCAAGCGCAAGGGTATGACTGATGCTCAGATCGCCAAGGGTCTGAGTGATGACGCATCCGGACATCGTGTCACCAGTTCCGATATTCGCGCAGCGACGACAATTGCAACAAGCCAAAAGCGAGCTGCTGATGTCGCCCGAGCCGAGCATCTGAAATATGAGCGACAGATGTCGAATGTTGCCGCTGCCAAGGAAATGGGGATCAACGAGTCCTCTTTCCGTGCTCTGCTCGATCCGGGCAAGAAGGAGCGTACCAACAGCCTCGAGAATATGGCAAACCTGCTTCGCGATTCAGTCGCAGAGAAGCGCTTTGTCGACGTTGGTGAAGGTGTTGAGAACCATCTCGGCATATCTAACCAGCAGCTCAAGGTTGCGGTCTCCATGCTCAAGGAAGAGGGCTACGAGCAGCATATTGTCCGTGTCCCTCAGCAGGGCACTGGCAAGGAGACGACGCTGAAGGTGCTCGCTGCTCCCGGTGTCACGTGGAACGAGGTTCGGCTCAACAAAGCCGATATTCGTCCGCCTCGTGGCTATACCGAGGACAACGGTCGTACCATCAAGAAGGACCCGAACCCTATATCCATCAGCTCCAAGCGCATCATGATTAAGCATGGTGACGAAGGTGGAGACGAGAAGGATGGGGTTCTGGAAATTCGGCGCAACGTCGACGACGTCTCGCTCGGTGGCAAGCTCTACGCCCAGGTTCGTGTGAAGGTGGATGACACGCATTATTTGAAGGGCATGGCTATGTACGCCGATGACCTTCCTGATGGTGTCGATATTCGCTTCAACACGAACAAGACCCGCGCAGCGGTCGAGGCCAAGGGACAGGGCAAGCTCGGCGCGCTCAAGGAGATCGATCCGAAGACAGGCACTGCTGAAGCACCGTTCGGCGCCATCACCCGACCCAGGATGTATATTGGGAAGGACGGCAAGGAACACCAGTCATATCTCAACATCGTGAATGAAGAGGGTGACTGGGACAAGTGGGGTAAGAGCCTCTCGTCACAGGTGCTGTCTAAGCAGTCTCCGACTCTCGCCAAGACTCAGCTCGACCTCCGACTCAAGGAGAAGCGAGACGAGTATGACGAGATCATGCGTCTCACCAACCCCACGGTCCGTAAGAAGCTGCTGCAATCATTTGCTGAGGATGCAGACTCTTCCGCGGTCCACCTGAAAGCCGCTGCACTTCCCCGTCAGCGGACTCAGGTTATTTTGCCGATCAAGTCGATGAAGGACACGGAGGTCTACGCTCCGAACTTCCGAGACGGCGAACAGGTCGTTCTTATTCGCTACCCACACGGTGGCATATTTGAGATCCCTGAACTGACGGTCAACAACCGTCACGCCGAGTCGAAGCGGCTTATTGGTGGGGCTCGTGATGGCATCGGCATATCCTCGAAGGTCGCCGCAAGGCTCTCGGGAGCGGATTTCGATGGCGACACGGTACTGGTTATTCCCAACAACGGAAAGCAGATCAAGAATCACCCTAAGCTGAAAGAGCTTGAGGGATTCGATCCGCAGTCCGCATATCCTAAGTACCCCGGTATGAAGGTTATGAGTGGCCGTACCAAGCAGCTAAAAATGGGTGACGTGTCGAACCTTATCACAGATATGACCATCAAGGGTGCGCCATTTTCAGAGATCGCTCTGGCAGTGAAGCATTCGATGGTTGTCATTGATGCTGAGAAGCACAAGCTCAATTGGCAGCAGTCCGCCAAGGACAATCATATTTCCGAGCTGAAGCGCAAATATCAAGGTGACGCTAGAGCAGGCGCACAGACGGTTATTTCCCGTGCCTCTTCCCAGAAGAAGGTATTTGAGCGGAAATTGCGCTCCGCCAAGGACGGCGGTCCCATCGACCCCAACACAGGCAAGCTGGTATGGGAATATAGCGGCGCAGAATATACCAAACCTGGCAAGACGGTGGTCTCCAAGAAGGGCGTGGTCAAGGATATTCCTCCTAAGACCGTGCGAAAAATGGGGCCCAAGTCGAGCCAGATGGCTGAGACTGACGACGCATATTCTCTGCTCTCCAAGGATCCGACGCCACTTGAGTATGTATATGCTAACCATGCAAATTCTCTCAAGGCCCTGGCTAACGACGCCCGAAAGAGCTGGTATTCTACGCCAAATTTGGTGAAATCCCCCACTGCCCGCAAGGTATATTCTGGGGAGGTAGCCAGCCTCAACGCCAAACTCAAGACTGCCTACATGAACAAGCCTCTAGAGCGCCAGGCTCAGCTGCTTGCAGGCACCATTGAGAAGGCAGCCAAGGATGCCAATCCAGACATGGATCCTGCCGAGCTCAAGAAGTGGAAGGGCCGCGCTCTCAACCAGGCGCGCGAACGTGTTGGTGCTAAGAAGGCTAGGGTAGAGATCACTTCACGAGAGTGGGAAGCTATCCAGGCTGGAGCTATCAGCAACAACCTCTTGAAGAACATTCTAGACAACGCTGATGAGGACATGGTGAAGGCCTATGCAATGCCCAGACAGGGCACTGTCATGACCGACACTAAGACTGCACGTGCCCAAGCTATGCTCAACTCAGGCTACGACAGGTCCGCTATCGCTGATGCACTAGGTGTCTCGGTGTCCACCCTGAACAGTTCCATAGCAGCCAAGGAAGGAGGGAGCTAGCCTACCATGACGACGACCGATGCTGATGGTCTGATGCGTGATGCTAGTGGTGCAGTAGTGTTGCACATGTTAACAACTGTTGACAATCCTTACAATCCTTTCACGCAGTGGGACGAATGGTTTGCGTACGACTCTGAGAAAGGATATTCTACGCCAGGCTTTCTGGCTAGGATTGCCAACACCTCAGATGAGATGTCTGACGCCGACATTGATATTCAATTAGAGTATGCCATAATGGATATTGTCCGCGAGAATGTTCTCGGACTGTATACCCGTGTGGCAGAGCCTATTGATATTCGAAATGGTGCTCAGGCAGCGTAGTTTGGTGCTACCCAGCCGGTATTGATATTTAATTATTGATATTTGGCGACCGGGGGGAGGGGTCTACACTACAGACCCCCCCTCTGCATCGCGGGCCCCCCAAAAATATCCCCGGAGGGATTTTTTGGGAGACCTTTTCAAAAACCAGCGGGAAAGGAACGGCAGTGAGGCAGAAGAACCTGCTTGCCAAGGTGAAATTCCAGGCTTGGCTTTGGATCCACTTCAAGCTAGCGCTACTGGTGTGGT